CCGTAGATAAAATAGTAGGTTTGAAAAAACATAAAAAATATTTTGCTAGAAATTTTGAAGGAATGTCTCAAAGAATAAATAGATTAGATGAAGTAGATTTATCAAATGGAAAGTGGTTAATATTAACTAGAACTCAATCTAAACTTAAAAAGATAGCTGATGAATTAGAAAAAAGAAATTTATATTTTGAAAGTAAAAGAGGTAAAAGTTACAAATCAAGGATTTACAAAGCTGCAGTTAATTATACTAACTGGTGTAAAGGCGCAGCTTTAGATGATAAATATATAAAAGATATAAAAGAATATACTGGAGATTTGGAATGGCAAAAAGATAAAACTTGGTATCAAATGTTTATAAAAGCAAATCCTAAAGATAAAGATTATATAAGAACAATGTTATCTAAAGGAGAAAAATTAGATGAAGATGCTCGTATTTGGATATCTACTATACACGCAATAAAAGGTGGAGAAGAAGATAATGTTATACTTTGTTTAGATCTAGGTAACAAAGTAAAAAAAGCAATGCAGAAAAGTAATGACAAAGCTGATGAAGAACATAGAGTTTGGTATGTAGGTATTACAAGAGCAAGAAATAATTTATACAAACTAAAAGCAAACAAACAAAGTAATGAATATAAATTATAGAATTACACTTATGTGTAAACAGAACGGGATAGAAGAGGCATCTCTATGGAGAGTGGTAGCTTCATGCTTTAACGAGCGAAGTTGGTTCGGGGCCTTCGAATCCCAGTTTTTTATCATCCCCGTTAAATCAATAACTACCACATAACTAAAGGAGAAAAATGACAAATAAAGATATGTTCAAAGACGCATTTCCACAAGATAAACAGATAGGTGGAAATCATTACAAGAAGTTTCACATTCAACCTTATGAATTTATTTCTAAGAATGATCTTTCTTTTTTTCAAGGAAATGTTATCAAGTATGTATGTCGTTATAAAAATAAAAATGGCATACAAGACTTAGAAAAAATAATTCACTATTGTGAATTAGAAATTAAAAAGATGAAAGACATGGGTAAAAAATAATGATAATGCCAGAAACAGAATGGATCCAACCAAAAGAATTTCCTGATTTAAGATCAGCAGATGAAATTGCAATTGACCTGGAGACAAGAGATCCAGATTTAAAATCAAAAGGATCTGGTTCTGTAATTGGTAATGGTGAAGTCGTAGGTATTGCTATAGCTGTAGATGGATGGTCAGGTTA